TGTAATTTCATAGTTGTTTCCACAATAAACACATGTACAATTGAAGTGCTCTTTAATAGCTCTTCTCCAGAGCTTTCGTGCGTCTGAATTTGTCATGGTTATTAGGTTGTATAAATAGTGTTGTGGGCTAGGTAGTAGTGGGGTCATTTACGAATTTTCAATCTGCTTTTACGGTTAATAGATGGAGACTGGGTTCTGCCTTTAGTGGTACTTCCTTTATAGTGAGCTGCATCTTTGCCATCACCATTTCCATAAGTACCTAGTTTTCTATTAAGCTTGTTAGCATTCTTTTTAATTGTTCTACCCTTTTCTGTTTTTTGATACGCACTTTGTTGTTTAAGTCGTTTCTTACGAGCTTCAGGATTCTTCCTGTAATACTCAGCTGTGCTTCCTGCCATAAAGTCTACTCTGTACTAATTCGGGATCTACCTTTGGCATCACTGCCGCAAGTTTAGATAGAGGATTGCCTTCATAAGCAATACCACTAATATCATTTGTTTTAAGCCAATCACAAGCTGCCTTGAGATCTTGGGTAGAAGCTTCGCCACTTTTGACTCGCTTTAGAAACTCAGAGGTAACAAGGTTATGTAGTTCGTTAAATTGGTCTTCAGTGGCTCGTTTCATAATTAAATAAAGTTTATATTTAGAACAATTCTGTTCTTTGTATTTGTACTGGTTGCACCTGTATGCATTAAATGATTAGGAAATACAACTAGACGATTTTCTACTGATTCGATTTTCACTCCACTCTCTTTAAATTTGGTATAACCATTATTCGTATTCATATATAGAACAGCAGTTTTACCTCCTTTAAATCTTTCTACATGAGTAGGCCAATCGGTATGATAGGAGTTTTCTATATGTTCACTAGAATGTAGAGTCATATTCAAACGTAGTTTGGTACAAGCTACAGCTCCTAAATTTCCAAATATAATTGGAGCAAATAGACTGAACCTTTCTACATCTAGAACACCTCCTATAGGAGACCATATAGTTTGATTTAATTGATGGTTATCAAGTGGATCACATAATATTTCAGTATTAGGATCAGTTTCCATCATCCGTTCTTGAGCTATTTCTACAGGAATACTTTGAAATTCTTCCCAAGTCCAAGCAAATCTAGACGGACGCATTCTTGTACCATGTACAGCTTCTTTTATCTCTCTCCAGAATTTCGCGTCTACAAAGTTGTCGTAAACTTCTATACCACCTTCATAACTTTCATTAGGGTTGACTAATTTAAATTGAAAAGGATTCTTTAAAGCACTTTCAGTTTCGACCATTGCATCGAGGCTATTGGTGGGTGTATTTGTCATTAGTTATCTTTAATACCAGGGAATAAATTACGTCTTACTATTTCTACTGCTTTATCATCTATAGTATTATCAGTAGATTTGGCATAAGCCTCAAGCAATTGGACAATTAAATTCTTCACTGCATTAGTGGAAAGAAATGTCATTAGGATGGGTTTGATGATAATCATTGCTTTTGTGGGATTGGTAGAGTTGGTGATTTTGTATACTCCTCAATTAGTTGTTTTCTTTCTTGAAGTGTTTCTATTAGTTGACCAGATGGTGAGTTTCTAAATTCGTTTATCTTATGGATACCGAACGACGCACCTGCGATAACCAATACAAAGATTGCAATTCTAACTTTCATCTACTTTCTTGGTAGTTTTTTTCTTAGCTTTTTTTGCTTTAGCTTGCTTAGCTATAGCATCACTTAATGTGCTCATGTTTTATCAGTGGTTTTAGGACATTCGTACTCCTGTTCACTCCAAGGGAACTTCTTATCTTTAGGAGTACATTCTTTTTTTAGATACTGTTTAACAGCAGCCTTTTTATTCTTTTCGTATTGGACTATTGGTACTACGTCATTACACATGTCGTATACACGTGTACCTTCAGCTAACATGAATCCTTTGCGTTGTAGTTCAGCACATTTCAGTACACGTACTAGCTCATAATCAAGCCTCATCTTTTCTTCTTCCCGTTCGGCTATACGTCTACATTGCTCTAAACCTCTACGATCCAGAGGAAACATGAAGTTAATTTGTCCTCCCCAGTTTTCAGCTACGGTATAGCTTCTCTGAGACATCTCTTCATCATAGGGAACCGTATGATTCCCCATGTAGAAAGGGCTGAACGTCATGGTCGCACCATTGCAACTGATACCAGATCCATAGTGTTGTCTACTTGGTGCTCCATTGTTCTGGAATTGGACAGCTTGATTGGTCACATTTCCAGTCGCTGCAGCAACTGGGTTTGACACATTTGTAGTCTCTGGATCTGATGCTTTAGCTGGTGCTATTGAGAGAATACCGATAAGGAGACAGTAGTAGATTCCTGTGCGATTTCTCGAACTTCTTCTATCTTTTCGATTATTTGACTTGCTGCTCTCGATACCACCTCTAAGGAGAAATCGCTTCCAGCCGTGTGAATCGTGAAGATTGAATCTGAGTCTACTAAACCTCCTGAGCTTGCTGAGGTATGGGTTATATTGTCTCCCGACCATTTGTTTAACGCTGCTCCATAGGTGGTAGTTGTTATTTCTTCTACTATGTCTGTTGTTGTTGTGGTTGTACTGTTCATCGAACCCTGGGTGAAGTTGGGTTGTACTAATTCAGCTTTTACTACCGTGGGTGATACCAGTAGGAAAAGTAAAAGCCATTTCTTCATGTTTCTTTCTTTTTAGCCATTGGACAATCTACGGTTTGTGGTTTGCCATTGCCACCTTTATTTCCAGTGGTCAAGCCAAAAGTTGCTAAGGCTCCCGTAAAGACCGAAGCAACGAACGTGATATCTGAGTTCCCAGCTTTTTTAATCATTGGTAACTCAACATAATTCATGGTGATGATGAACCCAGACCAAACGACAACTCCGAGTCGAACGAATGTTCCAAGTACTTCTATTTGATGTTCTTTATCCTCTACAGCATCTTTCAGCTTTCCAAGGACTCCTTTTTTTTCTGGCGGTTTTCCTTCCATTTATCAACTTTCTTTTGTAGGAATTTTTGTACTTGTTTTTTGATCTTGTCAAAGAAAGGTGTAGCAAGGGTGGTAGTGGCTACAGCTGCTACAGCTGCATAAGTAGCCGTAGCTACTACTTCTGCTGTAGGTAAGGGTAGATCTATTTTTATAACTGGTACTCTAAGAGTAGGTTGTTCAACTTGTGCTGTTTCTTCATCTTCACTAGGAGCTTCTTCCATCTCTACTCCTTTCGGAGCTTGTAAATTATTAGGAGGTATAACTATAGGTGGAAAGACTGGCATATCTGCCGTTGGTGGCTCTAGAGGGATGCTAGGCATATCTAGAGCTTTTGGCAGTTTTGAATTAGTTAGTCTAATAGTTGGTATTTTCACTCAGGTATAGTAGGAAGTTCAAGTACGTTATCATCTATATCCTGTAGATTACCATCGGCATTTAAAACAGGATTGTTTGATCCATCTACTTTAACTTTTTGTGGAGTTCCTCTTAAATCTTGTCTATAAAGTTTTCTACTAAGAGCTAATCCTTCATCTAGATTAGGATTATCAGAAGTCATCCACCAATCACTATCTTTTAAGGCATTATTTCTAGCTGTCCTTAATGCAGCTAATGTTGTGTATGGCATAATTTTTTTTTATATAAGATCTACGGATCTATCAGTCCACTCAGAATAAGGTGGTACCTCTCTACAATATGCTTTGTAGGTTTTACCAGAAGCGATAAGATAAACCATATACTTAGGCCAGTCTGTATTTTGACTGTCATAAATTGGTAAATGTTGTTCTGAATCTGCTCTGTTTTTATAAGCAATCCTTTCCCCATTCCAAGGGTCTGGTGCATCCCAACTCTTAATAATTCTCCAAAAACCACCTGTTTTCCATGTTGTATCAACTGTATCTTCTACATATTCAACTATAACAACTGGGTTAGTTTCACTCCAATAGTAACTGTGCCAATTACCTAATTGACACATATATTTATTATCACCTAATGATATAGGTCCATATAATGCGTTTGTATTAGATGGGTTGATATTCATCCCATAAGTTAATAGGTTAGTCCAGGTTTGAGGATCAGACCATCCCGAATATGGGCAAGAGTTACCATTAGGTCCATCATATCTAATATCTACTTCTTTACCTGCATATCTCCAACCAGTTTTGTCGTTATAGACAAACGTATCGCCATTACCCATGACGCTATGTCTAAGATTCACATAAGGACTATTATGTTGTGGTGAACCACTAGCATACCAATGATAGTGTGTATTCGTATTATTAGCATCAATTGATTCGCAATAGTAGTAATAACTTGAGTTTCTATGACCAGAGAAACCAATGAATATATTACCACTCTCGCAATATGGTGCATCTATTGCTCTATAGACATAGTTACCACCACCCCAGCTATATGAACTTGTTTGCGTATCATGCTTACTTACAGTCGCAGCCTCTACCGATATTACAGTGTGATATTGGTAACCATTTGAGTGGTAACTAGGATGACTACCATAGTACCTATAATGATCACGTGGTCGAAGCATCTTGTACCCACTGTGTTGATGGTGGTAATTAGTATTTTGATAACCACCATTCTTATAACCAGTGGAGTCACATTCAGCGTACCAGAAACCAAACGCATGACTGCTTGTACCTGGCCAAGCATTATTACCACCAGCCCAAAAACCACCAGATCCAGGGAAACTGTGACCCATTGTTGTACTAATACCAGAATAGCTACCGTTGCTCCATGCTACATCACTACCACTACCATCTGGCTTCAGTGCTGAAAATGTACCATTACTTAGGTTTAGATCCCAACAATAAACTGCTCCACGTGTCCAACCGCCATGATACTCCATAGCATAATGAACTAAATAGCCATTATTTTTATATGGTTTATCTGTGGATGGAGAACTAGTCCAAGCACCACTATCTCCTTTTGTACCTGGGTATCTTAAACTAAGGCAACTATAACTAGAACTGGTTTGGGCTTGTACGTTATTACCACCTGAACTTGGTCCAACGTCTTTCGGTTGCCACTCAAGTGTATCTTTTAGTTCCCATTCTCCTTGTGCACTACCGCCGCCGCCGCCAGCTCCGAATCCTACTAATGAATTTAAATTTGTCATTGTTTAAAAAAAAATAATTATTTAACTAACCAACCTGTAGTGGCATTACCACTCCAAACTAGTGTTACGTGAGCATTGGCTACATTGCATATAAGATCAGCAGCTGCACCAGCAATATTTTTACTGTTTCTACTTACTGTTAAATTGTTTGTAGCCCACTGTCCTGTTTGATCAGTAAGTACAACAAATTGACCTGTACTTGGTGAGGCAGGTAGTACCACACTAAAGGCAGCAGATGTAGTATCAGTTAAATATTTTGTATTAGCAGCAAGGTTGTATCCAGAGGTTGCTACCTCATAATGTGTTTTTTCCTGAGTTACGAAAGCTGTAGTAGCTATATGAGTTGAGCTGTTATTAGGAGCCGCTGTTGGTGCTGCAGGTGTACCTGTTAAGGTTGCATTATTTATAGGAGCATAGTCTCCTAATTCTGTTTGAACATATGCAGTTGAAGCAGCTTTTGTTGTATTATCTCCAGCAGCTGGTGTAGGTATTGTTACCGTACCTGTAAAAGTAGGGTCTGCAGTCGGTGCGCTTCCAGTTGCTATGGATGCAAATGATCTTTCTGCGTCTACTCCATTATTATCGTAGACAATTGTATCGGCTTTTATTTTTCCATATGGTGCCATTTTAAATTACCTTCCAAAGAGAGTTTTGTGGGACAGTTACTACAACGCCATTATTGATCGCTATAGGACCAGTAGACATTGCATTTTTATTGAGTGAAATTGTATAGTCAGTTGTGATAGCTATATCATTTTCAAGGAATACTTGATCTGCGCCACCCCCTGTAGCACCACCACCACCTGCACCACTATTAGTAGTTGTACCATTACCCATATAGTCATGGTTTTGACACTGATAGCTTAATGTTCCAGGTGTAATATCTGTTATAGTGATATCTGTGTAAGCTCCAGCATTACCTGGAGTACCAGAAACGGTTACAGAATCTGTATAAATACCTGTTTTAGCAGGTTTCCTATAAAACGCTATTGGGTGGTTAAGGTTACTTGCATCACTTTGATCAAACCTATAAGTATTTCCTGGTATTAATGTAAGGAATGGAGATTCAACACCATCTATTGTAAATCCAGATGTTGATCCAGTATTATGATAACGATGAGCTGGAGTTTTAGTAATAACTTTAACTACATAATTTACTTGACTAGTATTGTGTTTACCATAGACACTGACATATCTAGCTTCTGGGTCACTAGAGAAGTAATTCTGCCATACCCATGATGAACCTACATATTTAATTCTTGCAGTTAGAAATGGGTCTCCAGTAAAACCAGTTGGTAATCCAGTTAAAGGAGTAAAGGCTTCAATACCAGTTGAATCTGATACCTCTGCGTAGTAGTCCTGAGATGGACTAGAAGGTATGCTTGCTACATTAGCTACTGGATTGTATGCAACAGAGTTAGCAACGGCTTGCTGAGCCGCCTGAGCATCACTCTGGGCTTGCGTAGCTATATCAATAGCTGAATTACCATTAGCATCTCTAGAGTTACTTAACGCAGTATTTGATAAATCAATAGCAGTATTAAAACCACCTGACCCATCATCCTCTCTAGAGTTAGTTAACGCTAAGTCAGCGTTATCAACTGCATATTTAACCCCTTTAGGATTAGAACCAATGCCGTCTCCTTTTAAATTAGTACCATCATGTACATAAGTCTCAACAGTATCTAGTGCAAAAGCTAGACCTTTTGGATTACCACCTTGTCCATCACCTTTAGGTTGTGTTCCGTCATGTACATAGGTGTTTACTTGGTTAACTGAGTAAGCCAAGCCTTGAGGGTTTGATCCTATACCATCGCCCTTAAGTGATGTCCCATCGTGTACATAGGTATCTACAGCATTCTTTGCTGTATTAGCTGTATTAGTAGCAGTGTTTGAAGTTTGTACCGCTGTTTCGGATTCAGTAATTGCATACTTAACACCTTTGGGATTACCCCCAATACCATCACCAGCTGTTGTCCATGTTGTTCCACCATCTGGTGTACTACCAACAAGATTATCTGTCGCTAGTTTTGCAGCGTCAGCAGCAGTTTTAGCTGTATTTGAAGTAGCTGTAGCTGAAGCTGATTCGTTACTTGTCTCCTGTGTTACATATAAGTTTTGGGTGAAGTTATCATTTAAATCTTGTGCCTTAATAGCAGACCCAGGATAGAATTCTGCTTTCAATCCTGAGTCATCTGTATCTCTATATATTCTTACGTTATTTGTGCCGACGGGTGGAGCTGTATTAAATTGTACGACTGTAGGAGTGTTGAAATCCCAGTCTGTTAGATAAGTTTGTGTTACGCCACCAACTGTTACTTTAACATCAGTAGCCTTTAAGTATTCAAATGTAAATGGAAACAGGGTTTGTGCTCCTGTACCACTATCTACGCTTTCCGTTACGGCCATTTAATTAGTAGCTATTTTTTCATTTGTAAAAGTTTATTTATTTCCATCTGTTTCTTTATTTCTGCTGTTTTCCGTGGTTGCTCTTCAGCTAGTTTTCTTGCCTCATCAATACGACCTTGTTTGACGTAATGATTAATAAGTCTTTGATACTTGATAGTTTCGAAGATATCAGGACGTGTTTGAAGTAGTTGAATTTCAGCGTTCTCTTGTGCTCGTTTCAGTATTGCATCTATTTTATCGAATACAGGAAGTAATTCACTTCTAATCTGCATCTTGTCATATTTAAGATCATCACCTGTAACTCGGTGTGCTCTGATTTGACCAGTTTGATGCTTTACATTCTTATTATTCATCAAACGCTTTAACTCCTTCCAAGGCTGTTGTCTTCCAACTAGCTCATAAATAGCTTCACGTTCTTCAGCATTATACTCATAACTACCAGTAGAGTCTTTTTTCAACTTACTAGTACCAGTATATCCTATTTCTTGCAGCCATACTCTCCAATCTTCCTTACCATCTTGGATTTTAATAGGAGATATAGCATTTAATCTGGCTAACCAAGGGTTTGAAACATCATTAATTTTATCCCCTGTCCAAATATCCCTAGCATAAGCAATATCTCTAGATACAAAAGGTAGCTTTTTCTTGACATTTTCAGTAATACTATCATTGATATCTCTTCTAGCACTATCAATAGCATTCTGTAGAACACCAGCTTGTCCTGAGAACGGAATACCAATCCTTAAAGTATTACCCCATAATTGGTTATTAGCACCAGAGGTGTCACCACCAACTAAAGATACTAGAGGTTCTAGACCTCCTAAAGGTGTATCATTTAAGAAACTAGCAGCTATAGTCCAAGCAAGTTTTCTTTTTATATCTTCCATAAATGCTTGTTCTGTATCTCTAGAATAGTAAGCTAAGTCACCTAATATACCTAAAGTCTGTTGTACACCTGGAATACCTCTATATGATACCCACTGACCAGTAGGTAGTCTAACCATAAGTGGCTCGTAGCCAAGCTCACGTCTTTCATTAATCCTTCTTTGAGCACTATAATGACCATTACCTCTTATATTTCCGTCCATAGCATAAGCCCAAAGACGGTTAACTAGAAGTGTACTGAATACCATTCTACCTTTGTATTCAGTTTTTAAATGTTCAAATATCTGTCTACCATTAGGATGATCAAGACTTAAACCATGTGCTTTTAAAGCTTTATCTATTTGATCATCAGTCTTAGCCCATATAGTATCGGCATATTTGTTCATACCAGGAATAACATTAATTGGCATGTATGATAAAGCCAATCTAACACCGTTATCACCTGATCTTGGGAACATCATCAAAGGTTTTAAAGCTGGTACTGCAGTAGTACCATCAGTAAATATCTTTGTTACACCATTATCTAAGTTTAAAGCTATTTCTCCAGTTGCATTTCTAACAGCAGCATCAGTAAGCATACCTTTGCTGTTGAACATAGATTTGTAATGTTTCTCTTCAGCTATCTTTAGGAGAGCAGGTGTTACTTTACCATGCTCAGTTAAGACTTCATCATAAGCTCTCATCCTTGCATGTAACGTAGCCATATAAGATGTAGTATAACCGTCAATACCAGTCATACCAGTCATAGCAAACCTTGAATATCTAGTACGAGAAAAGGCATCCATAGATTTTGCTGCATCATATTGCATCAAATTTCCTATGTCCTCAGTCTTTCTCCAATGTTCTGCTACTCCATCTAATACTGTCCACTCTTGACCTCTTTTAGTTGAGAAGTCTTTCCTGAAAGTATCAATTAGAGCATCAGGATCGTGGTTAGCTTTTTTAATTGTTTCCCACATATATGTAAGAGCACGAGCATTAGTCTCTTGTACAGCTCCATACATATAGAACATCTTCTTAGCTTGCTCAAGCTGTAAACCTTTAGCTGGTATCTCAGCTATATGACCTAATATTGCATTAACAGGTTTATTAGCTAACTCCTTACCGTTACCTACTAAGGCTCTTATAGTGGATAATCCAGATAGTATATTGTTATAACCATAAGCCCATGTAGCCGTAGCAAACATATTCATCTGGTCTCTTTTACCAGAGAATCCTTTAGGACTAATAATTAATCCAGAGGGTGATACTTGTTTAGCAGCCCATTCTAATAGGCCAGCTTGTGTACGTACATCACCTTTAGACATTTCAAAAGCTACAGAGAGTGGTTCCATTAATTCTGGAGCTGTATCTTCTAGCCTTTCTAATGTTTTAGTAAATTCCCTAGCTTTAGCATGGAATCCATTTTCAGCTCTTTCTAAATCTCTAACAATATTAGTAACTTGTCTTGGATTTCTACTTAAATTATTAATATTATTTTTAAGTACATTACCTTGAACACCCCAAACATGTTGAGTCATCCTATATTCAGGATACAGGATTTCCATTTTCTGACGTATCATAGCATTAATATGCTTTTGATCAGCGAAATGTTTCAATGTTCTTTGAGCTTCAGCTATTGATGATATCTCACCACCAAGAGTTGACATAACCCGTGTAGTTGTTTCAGCAATGTTTCTACCTAAATACCTATCATTGAGTATTTGATAGGCAGCTAGAACAGCTTGAGATTCTTCAGCACCTAAACTAGCAACCTTAACACCATTACCAAAATCATTCATGTTTGATTTATTGATAAACATCTTTCTCAATGTTTTACCATCAGGTGCGTTAAGGTATTTACCTAGTAAATCAAATGTTTTTTCACTCATTTGATTCCTAGTTATCTTAATACCTAAGACTTCAGATTCAAAATTACCAGCTTTAAGTGACTTTTCTGCTAGATCAATAGTAATATCTCTAGCCTTACCACCAGCCTTTGCTACTTTTCTTACTAAAGAATCAGTTACAATAGGTACTGGATTACCTTTAGTGAGACCCATTTCATTACTAGCCACATCAACCATGTTATGTGCGACATTACCTGGCCTTACTGACTGTCTAGCATTAGCTGAATCATTAACAATATTTGGGTTTATATCAGGATCAAAATCTAAATTATTAGGATCTCGTTGTATCTTATCTATAGCTGCACCTTGAGCTTGTTTCTTAGTAGTTTTAGTATGATAGGTATCGAAGTGTTCAATATTTTCCCATCTATCTAAATCTTTAAGTAATTCAGCTTTTTCTGCTACGAACTCAGTTTGTTCCTTAGCAGTTAACATACCAGAAGCAAAGATTTCATCAATCTCAGCTAGTCGTTTTAACTTCTTAGGATCAGCAGCCTTAGAGATTTCATTGTTTTTATAAAGATTAGCAACTTCGTCTTTAGGTTTGAAGAAGCCCATAATCTTTTTCTCCTTAGCTACATAAGCTTTATTAAAAGCTCCTATACCTTTTTGTATTAAAGGACCACCTCTAGTTAATGCCCATCCTAGAGCATTTCCAACTACAGGAATACCTACAGCTTCAAGTTGGTTTCTATAAGTTGTTACCTCTGGAGAATCACCTTCTTTATTAATTAGAACATCTGGTACTGGTATCCATCCTCTTGGACCAACGATATTAGGAAACATATCAACAGCTGTTTTGGTTAGTGTTTCATCTGTTTCACTAACATCTGCTAGTCCAGTTATAGCTACATCAGTACCTACTATACCTAAGAATCTGGCAAGTTTAGGTGCTCTAGCAAGGAGATTTGATGCCATCTTACCTCCGTACATACCTGGGATAAGTAATGATCCAAACTCTCGTGTACCTCGTAAAGTATCACTATTGTTATGAGTATGTTCATCCCACCAGTCGTCTATTCTACCGCCTCCTGGTAAATGTCCAATAACATCAAATACAAAATCAGTAGCACCATCACCTAAAGAATTAATTACACTAGAAGCGTTAGCTCGTCTACCATAATTATCTAGTATCATGCCTCTTTCTAAAAAGTTCTTTTGTTTGAACTCTTCATAAGACATACCAGTCCATTTTTGATGCCAGTCTTCTCTGAATTGATCTTTCTCTAGACCTGGTGGCATCTGCCTCCATTGTTTAAGACCTTCCAATTTCTGATCCCAGTGACTACCACCTGTTGTTTGAGATGCTTGTTCATCTGCAGTGATAGGTTGTAAGCCACCATCCTCTTTTATATCTTCAGCTGTAGGTGCTTGGTAACTAGGTTTATACGTAGTAGGTATGGTTTGATCAACTTGAGTTTTATTTTGGTTGTCATTCTCCCGTCTTAAAGTTTCTAATGCATCTGCTGTCATTTAATAATCCTCAAATACGAAAAATCCGTTATATGCATTATAACTTAAACCAAGCTCAGGGTTAGCTATAAAAGATCTCAACAACAAACCAGTAGCACCTGGGTCAGATAACCTAAATGTACTCTGACTTCTATCAAGAAATTGTATGCTACTCATAATATCATACTCTGGAGTCATTGCTTGTACAGTTGCTAGTGTTCTAGCACCTGCTTTGTTATTCATTCTAGACTCAATTAATGGTACTAGTTGGTTGCTAATTACATTATTAACTACAGGATCGACATTTTCTGGTCTTCTACCAGTTACACTGTAGTTACTTAATCTTTGTATTTCATCTGTGCTCTGTGCGTATTTAATACGATTAGCTACGTTTAAATACCCAGGTGGTACACCAGCTAATGCATAATCTGCTGGTGTTACTTGTATCTGTTGACTAAATTTAACTTTTGTACCACCTTTAGTTACATCCTCTAAAGCAAGTTGATTGTTGATCATTGTAGAAAGTGGTACACCATTTCTCTTAGACCATTCTTGCATCCATAGAGGTACTCTAACAGGTAAGCCAGCCTCAATATCTTCAGCTATTCTTTGTTTGGCTTCCATAGTTAGAATTTTATCAGTCTCCCAAGCAGCTTTATTCTTTTCAACTAGTCTAATATTAGCACGAGTTGCCCATGTTTCTTCATCAGGTCTAGGTTCTGAAGCAGGGAAGTTAGCAAAACCACTGGCAGATTCTAAACCAGTCTCAATGAAAGCATAATCTCGCTTAGCATCGATAGTTTCTTTAACATCTTTCCATGCATCTTCTAGTGCAGATTTATAAGTCTGTTTAGTTCTGTTATTAGGTGGTACTTGATTAAGATAATGTTGGTATCTTTCTAAAAGATGTACTCTACCTTTTTGTATAGTACCTTCAAGACTAGGTATTTTATCTCTACTTGTATTTACATACTCCTTACCTAATGCTTGTTTTAATCTTTTTTCAAGTTGATCGTCAATAGACTTTTCATTAGTACCAGACTTAGCTAGTGATTGGAAGATTTCTGTATAAGCTGCTTTAGCTTTTTTCCTATCATCATCAGTGAATCCTGGTGTATTCTCTAACATATTTAGAGCTTCTTCCCAGTTACCACTATCAAATAACTGTTCTACTTGTTGTAATTGTAGACCTTTTTTATACTTAGCTTCATCGTAAGCACTGTATGAATCAATTAGATTAGCTAATTTGCTATAACCTTGTGTCTTAGCCCATTGGTATAGCTTCAGTCTTGATCCTTCAGTACCATCCCAAGCTTGATTAGCTTTAGAACCATTAGGTGCATACTCACCAGTATGAGAAAGTAGGTCTATTATACGTTTTGTTTCTTGAGCTTCTTCGAAATCTTTCTTATTTTTTAAAGCCGTTACAACTTTCTTCTCTGCAGCAGCTCTTTCACTTACTAGAAATTCTCTAATTCCTGCATCTCTTTTTCCAATAGTGGGGAATTTTTTTATAAATCCTCCAGGTAAAGTGTTGAGATCCAGTATCTCTTCTATTCTTTCAAATGGAATGTTAACATCCTTAGCCATTTCACCTAAGAAGCCTCTATAAGCCTCTGCAGTGTTAGGAAAAGTACCGTCTTCTTTTCTAATAAATTTCCAACGTCTTGCTAAACTATCAACTGTTGCTTGATCCCAAGTATTATTAGCTTTAGCAAGTTGATACATAGTATTGAACTGATCCCTACTGGTTCTATCGTCTTCAGTCCTTATCATTTGCCTCTTTAACGAGTCAAAATGACTATGCATAGCTTTCTGTAGCTTAACAACATTTGGTGCTACAGAGTTCTCCCACCCATAGGTTTCTAAAACCTGTTGTATATAGACAGTTCTAAGCTCATCTATATTATCTGAAGTTATAGGAGTTGGTTTTTCAGGATCAGTTTCATGTTTATGTATAAGCTCACTTACTTCTCTTTCTATATTCTTTATCTGCTTTTCAGCAAATATTTCTTGATAAGCAGTTGAATGTTTCGGAGATAAACCTAAATACCTTAAAGGTAGTTTTTGATTATTCTTATAAACTAATTGTATTTCTTCTGCTGAATCAAGAGCATCCTCTTCTGCAGCTTCTAAACCTTCTTTAATGATTTCAGAAGCTTCTGTTTTTGGAAGTAAATTACGAGCTTGTAAGTCAGCTTTTATCCTTCTCTCAGCTAATAAGTTTGTTTCAACAGCTATATCTGATAGACCTTTTGCTAATGTTGGGGTCCAGTCAGCCCAAAATTGAGCTGCCTTACCATACTCTGCTGCCTTACCTTTAAGCTGTTCTATATCACGTTGGTTCCTCGTGATCTTAGCATTCTTACGAAGATTCCATTTCTTATCTTCATGCTGTTTCAACTCTGCCTTGTTTTGAGCTTCTAGCTGATGAACTTGTTTTACATCACCTAAGTAAGCCTCATTAACTTGTTGGTATTTGTTGCTTTGATCTCTTAAAGCTGCTATCTTAGTAGATGTTTGCTTTTGTCGTTGTGCGGCACCACCGTCACCAAAGCTTCGACGTTTGTAAGATCCTCCTCGTGAGGAAGATCTGTATGATACACCCATGATTAATTAAAGTTCTTTTATTAAATTACCTACTCCAGTTGTTAGACTACTACCAGCCGTTCCCCAGAACGCTCTGCCACCAGCTGCACTTACATTAGCCGTAGCTCCAAGTACAGGTTCTGGTCCAAAGTCGAACTCTTCTAATGGTGGTGGGAAGTCGAATGTAGGTACAGGTGTAGGTATAGGTTGTGGCGGTATCGGTAATACACCAGGCTTCAACATCTTCTGCGCCCAAGCACTTAGTTTTTCTGATGTTTCATCTAGTGCTATATCTCTAAGTTGCTGCATATAGTCCTCTGCACCACTGCTTAGTGTTTCAGATAACTTAGCGGTAGAGTAAGCACGTTGCATAATATTAACTGACTTTATCTTTCTTGCACTTCTACCAGAGTTATTAACAATTTTCAATTCCTTTTCAAGATCGGCTAAATGCTGATCTTGTGCTTGGAAAGCTACTTCTGTGTTTAGATCTCTCCATCTTCTAGCAGCATTCTCTCTAGCATTCTGACCTTCAGCATCTGCCATCATGAATCTAGCTGCTGTTAATTGACTAGATTTCTCATATTCTCTCTCTGAAGCTGTCTGTTGGTAATTACGTATTTGCATATCGTAATTCCATTTCTGCATTCTAGTGGCATCTTGGAGGGCTGCTTGCTGACGAAAGTTGGCTTCTTTAGCTATAATAGATTGTCTTAGATACTCATCATCACGTATCATCTTCTCTCTGTTCATAGCCCAAAGCTCTTTATCGTAGAGCCACTGACGTTCAGCGGCCTCGTTCTGTGCTCTCGCTTGTTTCTTTGCAGCTGATGATGCTTTTCTACCTCCAATTATGCCCATACCAATGCTAACTGCGGGGGCTACCCAAGTAGCGGTCATAATTTATTCTCCAAGTTTCTTTTTGAACATAATTCGTATCTTTTCAGATATATTTTTCATGTGTTCTGGACCTCCTAATAGTAAAGCTACAATTGGGAAAACTTCATGCAGATTATCCCTCCATACATGTGCATAGATTCTATCTGTTTCATCTCCATTTTCCCTTTTATTTGCAGCCATCCAACCATTATACATTGAGATATGTTGAGACAACAGAACATCTTGATGTGTAGCATAGAAATTATTTGTTGGTAGTATTATAAATAAATACTCAATAATTTCTAATATTTCATTTCTAGTTAAATTTTCATTATCACCGTCATATATATCATCAAGTGTTCTGGTTATACGACATAACATTCTTAAGTAATCAAAAGCAGATTCATTATCTCCTACTATTTCATTTACTAATTGAACTGTTTTTTCGGTGTCTCTTACTCTCTCTTTGTAGGTGGTCATTAGGTTCGTCTATAGAATCGGGGTGAATAATTACCTTCCCACATCATTGAGTTTATAGATACAGGGAATGGTGAGTCGCTAAATAATTTAATTTTGTAATTTTGACTTCTTTGATGGATTGGTATAGTAAAGACATTTGAGTCATCTAGTGGTACATCATTAGCTATATAAGCGTTAGCGGATGTTACAGGTTGAATGTCATACCACTCATCTAGATATACAAGTATAACATCATTAGCAGCTGGTGCAGTAGTGAACTCTATTTTAGTATCATTTAAAAAACTAAAATCAGTAGTTTCTACATTGTTTATTTTTACTTTTATCTGATCTCTGTTTATATAATTTAAATCACTAGCTAACCATGAATAGATTTTATTTGTACCATCTCCAGTGAAGTTAACTTTACCAGCAAACCTTCCTAACGCATTTAATTTAAAACCAAGCATACCAGATAAACCTACATCAAACTTTAATCTGGAAATAGTTAGACGTGAAGTGTAGTCAGAAACTGTACCTTCATCATTTAATTTGAAATGTATGGTAGGTAGCCTTACATCAAAATCATAAGTATACCCAACATATACATCACTAGCTACACTAGATAGATCTTTCTTAGGTACTATAAAATATGTTTCATTTGTATTCTGATCAGTTTCCACTTCAGGGGTTAGGGTAAAACCTGACTCCACAAAGGAACCTGCAGCTGTACTACCAGCAACAATAACAATTGGTTTTTTATCAGTTAGATGTTTATAAGGTATATAGCATTTACTTCTATCATTAACAGCATCATAGACAACTTTATTAGAAGGAGTTATAGGTGATTGAGCTGGTGTATATTGATCTATACATGGGTTAACTTTCTGACCATTACTGTTAACAATAATAGCAGCTTCAGGACTTTGAGTTAGGTTACATACAGAGAGTGTATATTGATCACCCTTATAAATAACTTGGAACATATCATCTTGGTCCACCTGTACAGTCTGTACTAATCCTAATAATTTCCATTTAAACCATGATTCAAGTAATAGATCTTGACCATCTGTATAGGTTTTATAGAAGAACACTTCATCACTTGTCTGACTAGACATAGCAATGAAATCATTCTGCCTACTAGCTACTAGGTTATCTACATCAATAGTTATCCACTCATTAACAACCCTTCCTATGTCTAATATCTGTGGGTTCTCTCCAAAACCCTTTGTTTGCATAGCAAATACACGTGTGTAGTTGGGGGTTTTACTAATAAAGTTAAAGTGACTACCAACGTCAACAGGATCTACTTTCTGATCCATTTCCATACTAGATATAGCTTGTATCTTAGCTGACTCACCTGTTATAGGGCCATTATCTGCATACATTAGAAACTGCTGACTCTTTGCAAAGAGTATCAAACCTTGTCTAGAGGGTTTAACAGCATGTAGAACAGCCGGTCTAATTGAAGTAACTGATACATCTATAGGATCTTCGGGACCAGTTTGTTGACTTGATACGAAGAAGAAGTTGAATGGATCATGCATAAAACTCATGCTTATATGATCAGTTGATAAGAAACCTAGTCTATTTGCATGGAAAAATGCTTGTTGAATTGTAGAACCTACAAAAGAAGGCATCTCATTAGTAAAATCATCACCAACTTCTCTATCTTTATATGGTATCTCTTCAAACGTAAATGTATTTAAACCTGTATTTACCAATCTATGAGGCATCGTAGAGTTGTCTAAACCTGGAGATACATGTGGTGCTATAGTTTCTTTCCAATAACCAAAACCAGATACCCCATCATTAGCTACAAATTTAGCATAGTAGTTATCATAATCTTTTTCTTTAGTATTAATTATTTCTACTACATTATTATGTATAGATTGAGGTGGTAAATCTGAAACATTTTCTGCCCAATCTTGATATACAACTACATCAAGCATGTTCATACCACCCTTGGCTTCTAAAGTAAAGGCTGTACGAGTACCATTAACAACTCTATCTATTTGTATAGAGTTAGCTAAAATCTGTGTAGTATATTGACCACTTGGTAAGTTTCCAGCATTGATTTGACTAAGAATCGCTGATTCAATACCACTCATTATGGTTTCTACTGAGTCAGAGGAACCTACACTGTATGTACATGTCACACCTTCAATCTTAACTTCAATTGGATGGTTATGTAGTTTAATAAGGTCAGATACAAGTAATATAGTACCTCTAGTTTGAGCAACAAATGTAGGTGCTGGTCTAGCAGCTACGGTTACTGTATTATTGGTGATTATAGTTGTATCATGAACAGTAAGTACATCATAGTTATCCCTTAAGCCAGTAAGGTATGTTTTAGATGTTCCACTATATGTTATTGTACAAGCATCTCCTGTATCAGCATTCCATACAAACACATCACCATCAACGCCACTGACTTTAGGTGTGATACATCCTAAATATCTAACACCTGTACCTCTGTTTATATAAAACCATTTAGCCCCTGCTAACTCTGTACCTGAATGGTCGTTACCAGAAATATCTTTAAGGACTTTTGTAAATCTAAAACCAGGTCTTTTAGTAAGCCCAGTTGTTACGTCAGGAAATGCATTAATACATTCTCTAACTTGTCCAGGTGCCTTTTTACTATCAGGTTGTTTAGATACACCTTTTAAAAAGCTACCTATTCTTTGTGTTACTGCTGCCATTATCTCATAAGTGCTTTGTAAGGGGCATAACCGTTATACTCTGACTTACCAAACATGGAGTAATCACCTTGATTACATTCATATTCCATAGCCATAGCTCTCATATATGATTCCTTCTGTTGTAACATTTTGTATTGGCCTGTATCTCCAATGATTCTACTTGATGTAATAGTAGATGCTCTAGCTGTTACATAATCTTGTATTGGTCTGGGTAAATCAACCCAATCTATTAGCCATACTACATCACATTCTTCTACACCATCCTCAAATTTAAAAGTATGGTCTTCTTTATTGTATAATTTACCATTACGTCTTACTACATTCTTACCATCAGCAGTAGCATGTGATAAGTCTATCTGTAATACATTATTAGGTATAAGTATTTCTTTTGTTGTGGAATTAGGGGTGAATGGGTAATGTCTTTCAGTGTTAAAAGTCCATCCTTCACTTTGAACTTCTCTACTAACTTCTAAAAGTGTTTGATAAGCAATCGCAACGTCTGGGTTGGTTTCATCCAAAGTGGTGACTGGAGCCTGACCACAAGCCGCCAGTATTTGATTTATTGCAGGTAGCTCTGTTGCAGCATTAGTGGTAGGAAAAGCCATAGGTATAAATATTTGTAAATAAAAAAAGGGAGCCATAAAGACTCCCTAAATGTTTAGAATGTAGAAGGTGCAGTACCACCTACATATAATTCAACAGCAGCAGCTGGATTGATGTAATCACACCCGACTGCTAAGCGACCCAGTATCACATCGCCCTGGTAAATCACACTAACATCTCCCTTAGTTACTTGAACTTGAGGACCGATAGCTTCGACTACACCAGCAGCTTCACGCTGGAAGATAAGACCACAGGACTTAGCTCCTAGTTCAGTGTTAGTACCGTAATCATTTTTGATTCCATCTTCTGCATCAGATGCATCTTCTGGAGTCACACTGACGAATGAACCTGTATTACCAGGATCAGTTACACCAGTTGTACCACCATAAGCAGTACCATATTTGCCAAGGAACGGAATGTTCATTGACTTGTATATCTTAATACCAGCGATCTCAACAATTCCATTACCCTTCTGACGGGATGTACCTTGCTCGTCTCTGTTTACAAGTCCGTTCTCACCGACCTGTTGTATTAATTCGTAATATTGTCTTGGGTTCAATACACCCACTCTGCCGTCAGAGCTGACTCCTTTTTCATCTAAAGCAGCTGCAGCGTCATAGAACGCATTAACTAGGTTTGTTGCACCGTAAGCATCAGAATCATTGGTTGTTGAACCAACACGAATCTGAGTTCCACCTGGCTCTACGTAGCCAGTCTTAGAAACTGGGCTTACTTCACGTGCTCCACGTGTAACAGCTCTGAAAGCTAGTCTATCATATTTCTCAGCTAGAGCATAACCGATCTTACGAGAGATCTCTGATCTCAAATCGTAATGGGCAAGTGTCTCATCAAGCTCATATAAGAATGCACTTGAGATTAATAACTCGTCTACGGTTATAGTCTTTTCAGCTACTGGAGGTGCGCCATCGCTGTTACCGAGGATTGGATTTCCTGGTGTATGGAATTCAGCTTTTGTGCGACCTGTGTAGATGAACTGTAAAGATTTGCCGTTCTTAAGAGTTCTCTTCATGAGAAGGTCTCTAGCAATTGTGTTATGCTGGAAGCCTTTGAACATCTCACCTGAGAACAATTTAAGGTAAAGGGCGCGTCTATCTGCGGTATCACCATTATTTGCACCTGGCAAAGTAATGGAGGTTTTTGTACCAGAGGCGTTTTGTTGTGCCATTTATCTATATTTAAAAATGTTTGAAGGTATAAATCATCATCGCATGCAATTTAAATTCGAAGTTTGTGGTCTATCCCACCGTCTAGACGGCTAATAGGTATCCCGCGTACGGGGCTAAAAGCCAAATTACAGAGAGGTCCGACACTGAGGTGCCTCTCTGCTATGGAAGTTCACATGTAGAACTTCGATATGTATAAAAAAGGCTAGAGCCAAAAAGACTACTAGCCATAGTTCATTGAACTTACTCACCTAATAAAGCTTCCTCTAAAGATTGAGGGAAGTCATCATCTTCTTCTTCTTTCTTTTCAGGTTCAGGTGTAAGGTACGTAATCTGTGCCTTATCACCCTCGAAATCGGATTGTTGACGTGTCATTAGAATGAATACTTAACTCCTAATTTTGTACCGTATGTGTTGTCGGTATCCTCATTGAATAGATTAGCAAAAGCAATCTCACCATAAACACCGAGCTTTTCTGTAGCAGCTACGGAACCACCTAGCTTACCAGTAGTTACTGATTCAGAATCAGCACCATCTGCAGCATTAATAGTTCTACCACCTTGTACATAATAAGCAAGCTTACCTATATCACCTTCATAACCTACATGAAGATCAGTTGATCTTGAGTCATAGTTTGAAGCAGTATAGTTAGCTTTAGTTTCAACATTAACATAGGGTCCAGCCATTGCAGGTGTAGAAACAAGAGTGGTTGCTAGGACAAGTGCAAGTTTTTTCATTTAATTAGTCTTTGATTATTTTAGTGTAAGTGACACCACGATACTTTAGTTTTACAGTCATTGTAAATCTCTAGTACCTAAGCCCCGTTCCATGCTTAGGTTTCATGCGTCCATGAAAAATGGATGAACGGACGTGGTTCTATTTTTTTTTGGTAGTTTTTTTAGCCTTTGCAGCTGCCTTTTTACCAGCAGCTGTATAAGGATATTTTTTACCGTTTACTTTAGGCATTAGTTGTTAGCTCTGTAGCCGCTAAATCTAGCGGGAAGTTATGTGCGTTGCGTTCATGCATTACCTCCATACCTAGATCGGCACGGTTGAGAACGTCAGCCCATGTAGGGACGACTCTTCCACTGGCATCGACGACGGATTGGTTGAAGTTAAACCCGTTGAGATTAAAAGCCATAGTGGAGATTCCCATAG